CTTATATAGATTGGAGTAAAAAAATAGATTTAAATAAAGAAAAATGGATTGAAAGAATACCATATCTTATTGATAAGGATTTACAATTTAGTATGAATAAAGATGGTAATGATGTAAATCTAAAAATGTATAGTGATTCAAATAATACCGAATTTGGAAATTATTTAATTAAAAATCCATATTATTCTGGTGGAGTAGAAAAAATAGAAGATAAATTTAGTTCAACCATGTTGGAAAATTTTGGTGATACTGATAAAATTGTCAGTAAAATATTTAGTGACATGAAACCGACAGAATATAATGGTTTTCCAACTAAATGTGAATATTCTCCAAGAATTTTAAGTAGAAAATATCTCACAACTACCCATGTTACACCAATTATTGTTGTATATGATCAAAATAGCACTATTGGTAATGGTACTGGTGTTACTCTTGGTGTATTTTCCAATAAATATCCATATGCTGGTTATCTATCAGATCCATATGTAACATCACCTACAACTGTTGTAGATTTGAATTATGGAGTTGCTAATTATTATGATACTAATTATAATACCACAAGAAATTTATTTTGGTTATATTGGAAGAATAAAATATATCAATATATGAATCCAAATAGTAAATTGGTTACTATTTGGTTACGTTTAACACCAACAGATATTTCTTTATTGGACTTCAGAAAAAGAATTATATTGAATAATAATTTATATCGTTTAAATAAAATAATTGAATGGACACCAAATGGTAATAGTTGTAAAGTAGAATTATTTCAAGATGCTGTTTTGGACTCTAATGCTTACATAACACCAACAACTTGGAAATCTAAAATTACACCAATTTCACCTACAGCAAACCAAGTTCCTGATATAAGAGGAACAATTAGTATGGATGGAATTATTTTAACTCCACCTAATATTGTTTATTATCCAAGTAATTATAGTTCTTATAGTGGAGAAACTAATTTAAATTCAAGTGATTTTACTTCGTATCCATCAACACTTCAAGGTAATACTATATGTAAAAGAAGTGCAAGTATAATTATTGGTACAAATAATACAAGTAATGCAAAATCTGGTATCATTATAGGTGGTAATAATTTAGTTAATAGTAATATTTATTTTGTAAAAGGACATTCAAATGTAGTCACTGGTAATGCCACAGATGCCACAATTATTGGTAGTAATAATAATACTGTTGCTAATATGAATGATACAATTATTGGTAGTAATAGTAACATTGTTCTTGCACCAAATGTTTTAATTATTGGTGGTAATAATAACATAGCCAATACTGGTAATACAACACCAACAGATAACCAAATTGTTATAATTAATTCGTCTTATAATACATTAACAGGTGATAATGATGGAACAGTTTTAATTAATTCATCAGGACAAACGATATCAGAAAGTGGAAAGACTTATATAAATAATAGAGATGTTGATACATTGACAGATGTTACATATGTAGATAATAATTACTTTAATAAAAGTCAAAATATAATTATGTCTGGTGGAACTATTCTAAATATTCCTTTGGATGGAATAATACTGATAGGTCCAAAAGACACTGAGGGGAGTTGGAAAATATACTTGGATGGTAGTTCAGTTATGCATTTTCAAAATTATAGAAGTGGAAGTTGGAGAGCAGCAAGTCAAATTTCACCAGCATAAAACAAACAATAAATATGAATATAAATGATAAAGTTTTTAACTTGATAGGTCAATTAAAAAATGTACAAAGAGAATATCTTATAATTAGTTTAGGAGTTCAATGGTATATGATAAGAATGTACTTCAAACATAAGGCATGGAAACATTTTTCTTGGAAAGAATGGAAGAATGGTCTTATAATGTATTGTATTGATAATATATACACATATGAGGAAGCTATCAACAGTTTAGTTGAGGAAAAAATAATAGAATAATAAATGGCTGACCAAAAATATAGTGTCGAACTCGACATTTCCCAATTTAGTGCCAATGTAGATAAGTTAAAGTCTCAACTTAAACAAGTAGAGGACCAATTAGGTGGTATTGATAAGAAGAAAGTATTTGGTGGTGAACAAGCAAAGAATGCTGATATGTTCAGTAAATCAATTGATAAAATTGGTTCATCACTTGACTATTTACCCGGACCAATAGGTGGTGTTATTACTGGTGTTAAAAGTCTAACAAAAGCATTGTTAGCCAGTGGTATAGGTGCTATAGTTGTTGTCATTGGTTTATTACTCACTGGTATAATAGCATTAGGTAAAGCATTTACTTCAACTGATAGTGGTGCACTTAAATTTGAAATTTTAATGAAACAAATTGGTGCTGTTGTTGATGTTGTAATGCAAAGACTGGCTAAATTGGCCACTGGTTTAGTATCATTTTTCTCTGGAGACTTCAAAAAAGGTCTTGGTGAAATGAGTGATGCCTTTGTAAACATAGGTGAAAATATGGCCAATGCCACTAAGGCAGCAAAGGAATATGCAATTGCATTAGATGAAATAGATGATGCTCAAACTGTATTCATTTCACAAGAGGCTGATATGAATAACCAAATAGCAAAATTGAATTTTATTGCCACAGACCAAACCAAAAGTTCTAAGGAACGTATGGATGCTTTGTTACAATCACAAGCTTTAGAAAAGAAATTAGCAGAACAAAGAGTTGAATTTGCTCAGAAGTCATTAGACTCCGAATTGAAATATCAAAGTGGAGTTCTTATGGCAAGTAATGAAACTATTATGGGTTTAATTAAAGGAGGTGAGGACTATGTTAATTCACTTAAAGACCCTAAGAAACAAAAAGAGGCTAAACAAGCATGGGAAATACTTGCTGGTGGTGAAACACTTAAAAAGTTAGAGAACTTATATAAAGGGGCTGTTGAAGCAGATACACAGTTCTATGAAACTGGAAAAAGAACATCTGGGAAGATATCTGGTTTCAAAAAGGAACAAGCTTCAGCAGCAGAAGCAGCAGCAAAGAAAGAAATTGAATCAATTCAAAAGATAATTGAAGCAGAAACTAAGAGACAAGAAGAATTAAAGAAATTCAGAGATGAAACCGTAAAGATATATGAGGACATTGCCACTGCAAGTGCCGATACTCAAATTGAAGCAACCAAAAAGGTTATTGAAGATGAAAAGATAAGTCAACAAACTAAGATACAAGTTATCAATGATGCTTTTGCAAATAAGAAATCAGTTCTGGAAAAGAATGCTAAGACTGAACTTGATATCTTACAAAAACAAATGGACGAAAGTAAAAATAAAGTTGGTCCATTAACTCCAGAAGAAATAGAAAAACAAACAGCACTTCAAGATAATTTGAATGCTAAAATTACTCTTTTAAAGACTAAACTCAATAATGAAACTGTAAAGAATGAACAGTCTCGTTCAGATGCTGTTATTGCTATTCAGGAAAAAGAAAAAAAGAAATTTGAAGATAACCAAACCAAACTTGTAAAAGCACATCAAGATACTTTTGATGCAATTAGTAAAATAGGACAAGGTAAAGAGGGGGTATATGCTGGACAAATTCAGGAAATAAAAGATGGTATTCAAAGTTTAATTGATGTAAAACAAAAAGTAAATCAAGAATATGCAGATGGTTTAATTAGTAAAGAAGTATGGCAAACTACATTAGATAATGCTGATAAGGGTCTTACTGACTTAAATAGTAAAATGAAAGGTGCTACGGCTGGGATGAAAGAAATATTTTCGGCTGTATTAGGTGAAGTTGGTAACCTTATCGGAATGTTATCACAACAGTCTGCTGATGCTGCTCAATATCAATTAGACCAATTGGATAAACAATATCAAGGTGAATACAAAGCACTTGATGAACTTTATAAAAAGAAATCTATCAGTGAACAAGAATATAACAAGAGAAAGGAAGCTCTCGATAAAGAACAAGCCGCTAAGGTTGCTAAGATAAAGACTGAACAGGCAAGGAAACAAAGAAATGCAGATATCTTACAAGCAATTGTATCTACTGCTTTAGGTGTTATTCAAGCTACCAATGCTCCACCACCTTTGGATATTATCATGCCGATATTGGTTGGTGCTCTTGGAGCTTTACAAATAGGAATGATAATGTCAAAACCATTGCCTACATTTAAACATGGTGGTCTTATACCAAGAAAATATGCAACTGGTGGTCCTATTACTGGTCCATCTCATGAGGGCGGTGGTGTACCCATTGTTGCTGAGGGTGGTGAGTATATGGTTAACCGTATATCAGCCGAAAAGAATAAATTCTTACTCGACAAAATAAATAAAGGTGGTGGAGGTTCACAAGTTATGTCAGTTGATACAAATGCAATTTCTAATGCCATAATAACTTCAATTCGTTCTATTCCAGTTAATGTGGTCGAGACAGATATAACAAGAACACAAAAAAAAGTTAATGTAATAGAAACAAATAACTCATGGTAATAGTGTACATATTAATAGGAATAATTATTGGAATAATATTAACCATATTATTCTTAATTTATCATCAAATGAGAATAGAGGGTGATAGAGATTGGTTAATGAGAGTTACAAACAAAAAAAATATACCAGATTGAAAACTAAAATATTTTTGAAAAGTGGTGAAGAATTTTATATGAAATATATTCATACGAGGGATGATATAGAGATGATACCATTTCAGTATTCGGACTATGATATACCAATATATATGTCAGATGGTTCTTATGAATTAGATGATAATACAACAATGACAATAAAGGATAAAAAAATAATATCAATAAAATGAATCCAACATTCGTAATAAAGGAAATGACAATTGATTGGGATGACGCTTCAGGTGTTCATGCTATATCTTTTGTTCAATACCCAGCAATTCAAACCCCATTTGAATACTTTGCTGATCGTTCAGACTTTTATATGTACACAGCAGACCCAGAACCAGAGATAATTGAGACCTCTCACAAGTTCTGTCAGGAACATGCTGGACATATCTATCATATTTCTGAAATAAACTCATGGCAGACCTCTGGAGAGGGTTTTATTGATGGTTCTAACTTCTTTAAATCATTCAAAGGACATGGAAACTTCTCAGTTGACCAACAATTATACAATTGTAGACACTGGTTAAGGAGAATGCCACTAAGTAAAGTACCAAAAGACTTACAAATGCAGTTCATGAACAAGGAAACAATGGTTACTTTTTCTGTTGATTCATATGAAAAGAGAATTGTTAAAGGAATGGTATTACAAAGTAACCAAATGATATATAGAAACAACGCTGATGGAACTGGAAACCCCGGATATGTATACTTTTCAAGGAATACTGTTCGTCAAATGAAAGAAAAATACGGTTATAACAGGTCAATTACATTCCAACATAACGAAGATATCACTGGAACTTGTATACTTTTAGATAGTTATCTTGAAGAAAATGACATAAAAAACACTACAAAATGGTTTTTATCTTATAAAGTAATTGATAATAAACTTTGGGAAGTCATTAAAGCAAAGAAAGTCGTTGGTTTTTCACTCGAAGCATTGTTAAAAATAGAGAATTAAATCTGAAAATATGATAAAAAGTTACAGTTTTAGACCAAAAATAGGTAATTATGTAGGTAAAAATGTATGTATTTTCGATGAGGGTGGTACTTGCGTTGAGTTAGCAAGGATACTTTCAGACCATTTTGTTAAGACATTTTACTATACGGAGTGGAAACAGACAGGTTTTCCACAGATAAATAGATGGGCAATTGGACAATGTATACCAAATGTTATCAGAGTTGATGACTTTTTCAGTATAATTAACGATGTTGACCTGTTTATATTTACCGATGTACTCCGTTCAGACCTACAAAAGTACCTTATTTCAAAAGGAAAATTGGTTTGGGGTGCAAGAGATGGTGAAATTATCGAACAAGAGAGACACGAATTGAAAAAATTACTTCTAAATGTCGGTTTACCAGTTGGTAAATTTGATACAATTATTGGTACAAAGAATTTAAGAGAATATTTAAAGGAAAATGAGGATGTTTATGTGAAAATTGATAAGTTTAGAGGAACATCTGAAACATTTCATAGTGAGAATTATGATACCATTGAACCTTTAATTGATGAACTGGATACAAAACTTGGTCCTTGTTTAAAAAATACCATTCCTTTTCTGGTTGAACAGTCAATTCCAACGGGTGTAGAAACTGGTATGGATATTTTTGTCTGTGACGGTAAATTTCCAGATAGAACAATGGGTGGAATAGAGGCCAAGAATGCATCTTATTTATGTAAGGTGTTACCGTATGCGGAGTTTCCTAAACAACTTAGAATAGTAAATGATAGTCTTGTACCATTTTTTAAGAAAGTCGGTTACAGGGGAGCTTTCAGTACTGAAATAAGAATTACAAAAGATGGTGTTCCATACTTTATGGATGCTACTTGTAGACAACCTTTACCACCATCACAACTTCAATGGTATATGTACAAAAATTTACCTGATATTTTATGGGAAACAGCATCTGGAAATATAATTGATTGTGAGATTGATGAACCTTTTGGATGTCAACTTATATTAACAAGTGACCAATGTAAAAAAGGTTGGTTATCAGTTAATTGTCCACCTGAATATCGTGAAAATGTATTCTGGGATAGGTATATGATGGATGGAGATAAGACTTATATAACTTATGATCCTGACAATAAATATGTTGGTTCTGTTGTCGCCACAGGATGGTATCTTGACCAAGCAATTGAGAAAGCAGAAGAAATTGCAAAGTCATTATCAGGTATCGGAATCATGTACGATGACGATTCAGTTGAAGAGCTGAAAGAACAAATAAAGGAAATGCAGAAGTTAGGTGTGAATTTCTTTTAAATAATTATCTCTTATTTTTATGGCTTCAATTTTTATACAAAAGTTTAACCATTAATATATACCATTGTATTTTAATAGTTAATACATAAAAAATAATGATGAATGTAATATGCTAGACAAATTGAAAAACATTCTCAAAATCACCAAATTCTGTGGAGAATTAGAACTTCAAGATGGAACTAAATTGGAGATTGACGGAAATTTCTTTAATGTTGGCGTTACAGTTTCAGTTCAGACCAAGGATGGTTTAACTCCATTACCAACAGGTTCTTATACACTTAATTCAGGTGATATTATAACTGTAAAGGATGGTGTAGTTAAAGAAATTATCAGTCCAGTTATCAACAAACCTATTCCAGACCCGATTGTAAATCGTGTTATGGATGAAAGTGGAAGTGGTCCTTGGGGTGGTGGTCCTTGGCCACACGAACAAATGTTAGCCGTTGATCCTACTCAAACTGGTGATGGTAAAACTCCAGCACCTGCTTCAACTGACCCACAAATATCAGCAACTCCGGCTGCTGATGCAAGTGGTACTACAGCAACTGATGTAGATACTCGTTTAACTGACATTGAAACTAAACTTACCGATATTATAAACCGTTTATCCGTTCTCGAAGGCGGTAAACCATCTGAAAGTCCAACTCCTGATGTTCAGACACAAATGACACAGATGAAGGCGGATTTAAAGACACTTTTGGAAAAGACAACTTTTGCAAAGGAAATTAAGACCAATTCTAAGTTGGAAATAAAGGATTCAGAACAGTCAAGAATTGATTTGATCCGTAAAATTACTAATAGGTAATTTCAAAAAACAATAAATTAGTATTATGGCATTTAATGTAGGTGCATTAACCCAATGGGTAAACGATAATTCGCAGGAATTATTGACTAAGGCCGTACTTCAAGCTGAGACAATTCCTTATATTACAGTAATTCCGGGTATTAAATACAAGGAAAGACTTAAATATTTGGCAACTGACGCTTTGTTCCAACAAGGTGGCTGTGGTTTCACTGGATCTGGTACGACCACCCTAACAGAGAAAGATTTACTGGTAACATCTTTAAAAGTTACTGAAGAATTGTGTCCAGAGGACTTAAACAGCTATTCTTTACAGCTGTCTATGAAGCCCGGATACAACACTAATATCCCTTTCGAAGCTTTATATGCTGAACAAAAGGTAAAAGAAATTCAAAAAGGTATTGAGCTAATGATCTGGGGAAAACAAGACCACAGTGCTACAGCTTTTGAGGGTTTCCAACATCTTTTAAATGCAGATGGTGATGTTCATGACTACACAACTTTTACATGGTGTGCAACTGGTAACACAGCTTCTGACTATTTAGCAGCTATTTACGGAATGATAAACGTTCTTCCAGCAGAAATTCAGTCATTTGAAGATTTGACTTTATTCGTTGGTCACGAAGTTTTCAGAAAGATCGTTCAAAGTCTTGTAATTGCCAATTTGTACCATATCGATGTTACAAATAACAATGGTATGCAAGCTTTCATGTTTCCGGGTACAAACGTAAAATTAGTACCAGTTTCAGGATTGAATGGTCAATGCGTGGTAGTTTTGGGCCCGGCAAGCAATTTTATCTACGCCACTGACTTACAGGGCGAAGAAGATAAGTTAAAAGTCTGGTGGTCAGAGGATTATCAAATCGTGAGAATGGTTTGTAATTGGAAATCTGGAGTAGAATACTACTTTGGTGACTATATTGTTTACGGACACTAATAGTTCCACAAATACATTGAAAAATGTTAAAAAATAATAAGAAAGAAAAATTATGAGTTGTTTAAGATTCTCAACTGAAATTTCAAAAGCTTGTCGTGATGCACAGCCGGGAGTAACTGAATTGTTTATTGCTGACTACACCGATATAGCCTCTTTCTCAGTTATTGCTGATGGAACTACTTTGTCAGGTTTAACCTGTTCAGGTACAACTGGTCAAATGGATGTATTTTGGAGAGTAAAACTTAACAAACAAGTTGGTGCTTTTATAGACATGCCTACGATCAATATCATGAATGGTGTTGCTGTAAGTAAACCTAAAGTTAGTGGTGCAATCCAAGGATTGTCTGCTTCAACTATTGGGTTCTACGAACAGTTAATGAGTTCTGATGTTGTTGTTGTAGCAAAGACTATAAATGGTGACCTGTTCATCATAGGTGCTCACAATGGTTTATCCATGAGTGCTGGTGGACTTGGAACTGAAGCAGCCGTTGATGGAAAAATTGGTGTGACTACATTCGAATTGGATGGTATCGAACCAAAACCTTTCTACATCGTTCCAGCAAGTCTTAACTTTGAAGCAACATATGTTGCCTAATTGAGATAGAAATATTTTGAAAAGAAAAAGGGATAACATTGTTATCCCTTTTTCAATTTAGTAATGATAATAATATCAATCTATTTCATGGAGTCCCGTCAAAGAAAACAACTACATCTTTAGTGTAGTTTGATGAATTTGACTAAAATTATTTCAAAAATGGAAATAAATGACATTTTTTTAATTATATATACATTAAAGAAAAAAAAGTTTTCCTTAAACTATGTTAAAAGCCTATAAATATATGATATACCCTAATCAGGAACAAAAAGAATACCTATCAAGAATTTTTGGTCAGGTTAGGTTCATATATAATTTAGGTCTGGAGACAAAGATAATAAATTATACTGGAAATAAAAAAAATATAGATTGTTTTGATTTAAATAAACAAATAACTGAATTAAAAAATACAGACGCTCCTTGGTTGAAAGAAAGTCCTTCGCAAGCACTCCAAGCATCTATTCGTAATTTGGATAATGCCTATACAAACTTTTTTAGAGGATTTGGTTTTCCTAAATTTAAAAACAGATATGGAAAGCAATCATTTCAATTACCTCAAGGTGTATTTTTAAGTGAAAATAAAAAACAAATTTTTATACCTAAATTAAGATATATAGACATTGATTTACATAGAGAATTTAAAGGTGAAATTAAAACCGTAACGGTCAGTAAATCAATAACTAATAAATACTATGTATCTATATTGGTTGAAAATAATATACCTAAACCTGATAAAAAACCTATAAAGGTTGAAACTAGTGTTGGTTTAGATTTAGGAATAAAAGATTTTGTAATAACTTCAGATGGAATGAAATTCAAGAACCAAGATTTCTTCAAATCTGCTATGAATGAACTAAGGATTGAGCAGCGATCATTAGCAAGAAAAAAGAAAGACTCCAACCACTACAAAAAACAAAAAATGATTATATCATTGCTTCATGAACATATCAAAAATCAAAGACAGGACTATTTACATAAAATTTCCAGATACTTGGTTGATAATTATGATACAATCTGTATGGAAAACCTTAATGTGTCTGGTATGGTTAAAAATCACAAATTAGCAAGAGCAATTAGTGATATGGGTTGGTCTGAATTTAAATCTATGATTGAATATAAGTGTGATTGGTATGGAAAAAATTTAAGTGTAATTGGAAGATTTGATCCATCATCAAAAACTTGTAGTTATTGTGGAACAATCAATAAAGAATTGACTTTAAATGATAGAGAATGGAATTGTAAGTGTGGAAAACATCACGATAGGGACATCAATGCTGCTATGAATATAAGAAATTTTGGGTTGAGGAACCAACCCAGCGTCACTCAAAGTGAATGGTTGCATTGTGCTTGTGGCGTAGAAACTACTACATCTTTAGTGTAGTAGTAGTTCACAGGATATAAGTTTATAGAAACTCTAAATTTCTTACTCATTCAAACCATCCAATTTGAATATATATAGATAGAAAATAAAAAAGTCATATGGATTCAAAGAAGAAGAATATTGTTCAATCCACTGAAACACAGTCAAAATTTAAGACTAATAGCTTAGATATAAAATTTAGTCAGATGGAAATACCTCGTTTACTTGAAATAAAAAGTTATAATAATGAATATTATAACGCAGGACAAACAAATCGCTGGTTTCAAGACCTATTGGAGTTATATTGGAATTCCAGTATCCATGCATCTATCATAAATAACTTACATTTAAGAATAAATGCTGGTATTAAAGACCCATTATTCTATAAAACATCTCTCGACTACCTTTTATTCGGTGGTTTTTGTATAGAAGTTATATGGAATTTGAACCATACGAAGATATTGAAATTAAACCATTTAGACTTTTCTAAAGTTCGTAGTGGAATTGTGGATAATGAAACTGGTAAAGTTGAAAATTATATATTCTCAAATGATTGGTTCAAATTTAATAATAGAAATTTAGCCAAGTTACCTGTATTCGACACAAATCCCAATTCTGGTGACCATCAAATATATTATTACATGAGATATTCACCTCAGGCAGACATATATCCAAAACCGTATTATCATTCAGCTGTCCGTTATATTTTCACACAAGTTGAATTGAATAACTATTATGCCAACCTTATCAAAAGTAATTTCGTAGGTAATTCAATTATATCTGTACATACTCCAATGAGTCAAGATCAACAGGACTTATTTGAAAAGAGTATAAAGAGACAATTTACTGGAAGTGAAAATGCTGGATCAGTGATGATAATGTATGGCGAATCGAAAGATAATGCACCTGAAATTGTTAAATTCAACCAAGAAGAAGATGACTTAAAATACAGATTCTTATCTGATTTCACAACTGAACAAATTTCAGTTGGACATGGTTTACCAGTAGTGTTACTTGGTGTACTTATCCCCGGTAAATTGGGTTCGAGTACTGAGATTCCACAGTTCGAACAGATATATAACACAACTATCGTTAACCCAATGAAAGATGAGATTCTTTCTGGGTATGAATATATAAAACAATTTGTTGATAGTTCACAATTACATGAAAGTATAGTGACTGTTCCAGTAAATAACCCTGTTCCACCTCAACCTACACCTGAGAGTGTATCACCAGCACCAAAATATGAACAAAGTAACCCGACACCAAAAATTCAAGAGGTTCATCACTAAAAAACAATTTAAAAAGATATGAATTTAATGCCAATTTTAACAGCAACACAAATTAAAGCAATTTGTCCTGATATAAACAACAGTATTAATGATACTTTGGTAGACCAAGCATGCATATTAATGCAACAGACACTTTTGAAAGACACAATGGGTCAAATGTGGTTCGATGATGTATATGGTCAATTCACAGGTGGTACTTATTCTACTCCAAATGCTTATATTATGGACAATTATCTACAATATATTCTTTCTTTTGGTGTATGGAAACATTTAATGATAAGTCTTTCTTTACAATTGAATGATGCTGGACTTCGCATAAAGAATTCTGACCATTCAATACAAGCAGAAAAACAAGATATGTTCTTTTACCGTGAATATATTGAAAGTTTCATTAATAACAAACGTAAAGAAATGTTTAGATACATTACATATCATCAAAGTGACTACCCACTATATTATTCAACAAAATATTGGGATCATCCACAGAGACAAATCAACGATTGGCAAATAAGAAAAGTAAGATAAACGAATATATACAGATATGATAAACGAAAACTCAAATAAACAATATTCAGCCGAAGAGGTTTTCAGTCGTTCTTACGATCCACAGAATAACGCTCTTCGTTTCAATGTAATTTCACAAACTGGTTCAACAGAACACGAAATTATCACTAAAAATGATGCATTAAGTGAAGCTTTCAACCCAGATGGTCGTAGTATCAATATTATATTGGATGGTAACACTAAAGGAACAAGTGGTTCTTCTGGTGTTGACGGTAATTTCTATGGTAGTTCAGGTACTTCTGGTACAAATGGAACAAGCGGAACATCTGGATTTAGTAATTTGGGTGTCACAAGACCTTATATTGGTAAGTCAAATAACTCTCAAACCATATGTGGAGAGATAAATGGATGGAAATTTGGTTATCCAAGTACTTATAATACAACTATTCCTAATGTAAATAGGATTTCAGTTAATTATCATGATATTTATAGTGGAGATTGTAGTGGATGGTTGTCTACTTGGATACAAACTAATGGTTTTATCAAGATTGAACAAAAAGATAACCCATTAATATTCGGTATTTACTTAATTATAACAAGTTTTAATAATGTTTCTTTTGGACAATATGAGTTTAATGTCACATTTTTAAGTGGATCAGTAAATAATTTTACTGATTTTACCAATGCTCTTATAACTTCATGGAATAATGGAACTGGAACAAGTGGTTCATCTGGTGTAGATGGTACATTTTTAGGTAGTTCAGGTACAAGTGGTGATAATGGAACAAGTGGAACATCTGGAAAGGATGGTTTTATAGGTTCATCAGGACATAATGGAACATCTGGTTCAAGTGGTGTCGATGGTAACTTTTTAGGTAGTTCAGGAACAAGTGGTTCAAGTGGTGTTGATGGTAATTTCTTAGGTAGTTCTGGTACTTCTGGTGATAGTGGTTCAAGTGGTACATCTTCAGATGGAACATCAGGAACGAGTGGTGAAAACGGAACATCAGGAACGAGTGGTGAAAACGGAACTTCTGGTTCAAGTGGTTTAGATGGTTCAAGTGGAACATCTGCAACATCAGGAACAAGTGGAGATTCAGGAACAAGTGGTTCATCTGGTAAAGATGGTTCTTTCTTTGGTACATCAGGAACGAGTGGTGATAATGGAACTTCAGGTACATCATCAGATGGTACAAGTGGAACAAGTGGTGAAAATGGAACTTCAGGAACTTCAGGAACTTCAGGAAGCTCAGGAACTTCAGGTACATCAGGTGAGCAAGGACCTCAAGGCGACCCTGGGCTTGACGGTTTTGGTATGTTTGGTGGTGATTCTCAATTAATGGTTTATTCATCAAATACTGGTAATACATCTGCAGGTGGAAGAATTAAATTTAATAAAGTTACAATATCAAATTCCACTATCATGTATGTAAATTGCTTGAATGCTTCATCTATTTATATAACCCAGTGGGTAGCGGCTTTATCTAATACAAAAGTAAGAATTTATAACAATCCTTATACTGGGCCTGATGCTTGGTATTCAATAAATGTAGGAACTGGTACTTTTCACAACGGTGGAGTTTATCCAGATTGGTATTCTTTCCCAATTAGTTTTATATGGTCAAGTGGTTCTTTTTCAGATGAACAAATTATAGTTATTACTATGGGAGGCGGTATAGATGGAACTTCAGGAACATCAGGAGAAAACGGGACTTCAGGTACAAGTGGTTCAAGTGGTGTTGATGGTATTAATGGTTCAAGTGGAACTTCTGCAACATCTGGAACAAGTTCAACAAGTGGATCATCTGGTTCAAGTGGTTTAGATGGTGTTGATGGTACAAGTGGAACTAATGGTACTTCTGGTGATAATGGTAGTTCTGGAACAAGTGGTGATAATGGTTCAAGTGGAACATCAGGTAAGAATGGCACAAGTGGAACTAATGGTACTTCTGGTGATAATGGTACTTCTGGAACAAGTGGTTCATCTGGTAAAGATGGTTCAAGTGGAACTTCCTCAACATCAGGAACTTCTGGAACATCAGCAACATCAGGAACAAGTGGTTCGAGTGGAACTTCTGGTATAACAGTTTCTCAGATGACATCTACATTTTCTACTGGTACAACTCCACCACCTTCAGATAAAGGAATTCGTTATAATAACAATACACCAGCATCTGTAACTTTCATTTATTTAGATGAAACTGATTCAACTGGTGCTGATATGGCATCTTTTGTAAATCAATTAACGATTGGGGATACAGTAACTATAATGAGTTATGTAAACTCAACAATATTTCACACTTTTAATATAACTTCAAATGTTGATAATGGTGACTATCATACAATTGGTGTAACATGGGTTGGTGGTAATAATTCTGTTATAACTAATGGAACAATTGTAGGAATCAATCATTCTGATATTGGTCCAAGTGGTTCATCAGGAACGAGTGGTTCAAGTGGTAAAGATGGTTCAGGAACGAGTGGAACTGCAGGTAAGGATGGTACAAGTGGTACTGCTGGAACTTCAGGAACGAGTAGTAATGGTACTTCTGGAACAAGTGGCAATAATGGAACAAGTGGAACATCAGGTAATAATGGTTCAAGTGGAACATCAGGATCAACAGGTACTTCTGGTTCTTCTGGAAATGGTACTGCTGGTACAAGTGGTAATACAGGTTCATCTGGTATTTCACCATCATTTACAGTAGATTCAGCATTCTTGTATAATACAGGAAATACTACCCTCTATGTACCTTACATTAACACATCAGGTATAACAATAATGGGCACTCCTATTTCGATGTCAAGTGGAACAGCAGGTACATCTTCAACATCAGGAACTTCTGGCACAACAGGAACAAGTGGTTCATCTGGTAAAGATGGTTCAAGTGGAACTTCTGGGAATACGGGAACATCAGGAACATCTGGGAACACAGGAACAAGTGGTTCAAGTGGTAAAGATGGTGCTGGAACAGCTGGTTCATCAGGTAAAGATGGTTCAAGTGGTGTAACTGGAACATCTGGTAGTTCAGGAGTATCAGGAAATGGTACTGCTGGTACAAGTGGTAACACTGGTTCATCAGGAACGGCTGGTTCATCAGGAAAAGATAACTATGTTGTTGACACTAATTTATATTATAATACAGGATCAACTGTTTTATATGCACCATATTTTCAAGGAACTGGTGTTAATTTAGGTTCAATGATAATTGGTGGTGTAAATGGTACTACAAGTTATTCATTACCAAGTATTATTACTTGGTTAGCAACTGGTTCAAACATGACAGGACCAACTACAATTTTACTTACAAATACAAACGAGACAATAAATTCACCAATAACTATTAACCTTAATTATCAATTAACAATAATGGGTTCAAGTTATTTAACAAATACTTTAACTGCTGGTGCTGGTTTATCAAATCAAGCAATGTTTACATTAAATTCAGATGTGAGTTTTGCCAAAGTAGTATTAAATAGTGGAGCAGCAACTGGAACAACTACAGCAATTTCAGTACCAACAAATGGTAGATATATTGAATTTAAAGATAGTGAAATTGGTGGAAATTGGAACAAGGGTATTGTTTCAACAAGTAACTCTGGATTCTGGGTTTTTGAAAGTGTTATTAATGATTGTAAAGTTTCTGGAGTTGAAATAAATTCAACTACGGCAAATGCAAGATATCGTTCAATGGCAACTGACTATTCTTGTAGTTTAAATTATAATTATACTGGTATAAACCTATTATCTGGTAATACAATTTATATTTCTTCACAAGCAGATAGTGTTGAATATATTCACTCTGGACAAACATTCTTAGCAAAACCAAATAATACTTCAACCACATTTAGTGACTTTAATATAATGAATTGTGCTTGGAATAGTGTAGGAAATTTCAAAAATTCAGGATTTGATTTTACTCGTTCTGATGGTAGAGATGCTGATATTGAAATGATATCTAATGTTGGTCAAGAAGATCAAGTTGCACATGCAAAGATAAATTGTAACCAAAGTACGGGAACAACAGTAGTTTGGTCAGGTACAACATGGAAAGCATTAAATTTTTATTATAACGCAAATACATCTTATGTTAAGAAATTAGCATGGACAGATTCACCTACAAATAATGGTAATAAAATAACTTATCTTTCAAATCATAGTAGGGATTTAATGATGTGGATAAACATATCAATGACTTCTGGTACTCAACCATCAGTTCTTGAATTCTGTGTAGCCAAAAATGGGGTAACAACTGCCGCTGTTAACTGGTATGGTTATTTTACTCAAACATTGGATAGTACAGCAGCGTTTTCTTTTGGAACTTGTGTTTATATTCCAGATGTTGTTAAGAATGACTATTTCCAGATAATGGTAAAAGGTTTAGCAACTGAAACGGTTACACTGGCTAACCTCAACTGGTTAATTATGACAAAATAAATTATATATGGATAATTTTTATTTAAATTTAGAACCAAGTACTTTCAAATTAGATTTAAAAGATCCTACTTTGAAAAATAATTTAACCATTGTAGAGTGGGGTGTTACAAGTGCAACAAAAGGTTATTATCACTTAGATAGTAATGGTACAGATAGTTCCACATTTGGTTATAATGCTACTGGTACAGCCGTGTATACATCGGGTGTAAAAGGTTCTAATGCTTTACAAATGTCAGGGTTCACATATTATTTAGATACAACAACTCGTGTTATACCATCGGGTATGAAAACAATAAGTTTTTGGTTTAAGAAAACAAGTGGTCCTGATTTTTACGGACAACTTTTGAGTAATTCATATGTTTTCGGTGGGGTACAAACGGGTACAACAATATATACTGCTGGTGGTGGTAATTTATCTTTTCAGATTCAAGGTGGTGGTGATAATGCTGGTTCAAATGGGTTATATACTTTAACATCGAGTGGAATTCCTATGGATGGTGGTTGGCATCATATCGTTTGTCAATGGGACGGTACATCTAATTCTAACTCAGGTAAGATATATGTAGATGGTATTTTAGATTCACAAAGTACTAATACTAAATCAGAAAATCCATCAGGTGGTAGTAATTTAATGATTGGAAATAGATGGGGTGGTACAGCAACTTATGGGATTTTAGATGAACTTATTATTGAAAATACCTATTGGGATTCAACATTTATAAGTTATTACTATTCAATGAGTAAATTAAAAACAAGAATATAAATTATGGAAGATGGATTGAAATATATACATGATTTAGTTTTAGAATTAAATCTTTCACCAGAGAATGAAAATGAACTTCAATCAATGTTAGTTCATTGTATTCCTGTTGGCGAAATATTTTCAAGAGCAATGGAATTAAAAAGTTAAAAAAACCATATTTGGATATTAATATATAAGAATAAAAATAACAATAATTATGACAAATACATTTAATGGTTTTACTTATTCTGGTGATGAAGTTATTATTTCTTGTGGTGGAAAAATTGTAACAAATAATGAATTAGTTACTCTTGAAGATTTTAATTTTGTTGGATACTACAATGAAGTTTATAATGAAGAATTAACATCAAGTCCACCTTTATACACAGATATAAGAATGTGTAAAGCAGGTAAGTACGATTTTATATTAAGTAGAAATAATGTATCCGTTGCTGGTACTAACTATATCCAAATAGATTGGTATAATTATGGAGTAGGTTCAAATTGTGTTGGTTTGACTGATAAATATACAATAACTATTCCATCTGTTTATAATTCAACAAATGACAGAAGATGGGATGTAATTAGTCATTCGAAAGATGTTGTTAAACTTGTACAAATGGATACTTCATATTTAAGTGGAGTTACAATAACAAAAACTGGTACTGTTTTATCCAGTGGTTTAACTTTTACATATAATATAAGTGCACTTGGTGGTGGAACGAATGGTTCTGGTAGAGGTTTAAGAATATATGATTTTAATAATGGTGATATACAATTTAATTGTTCAACTGCATATACAGGAACAACAAGTTTGGTAACTTTTGGTAAGATAATAAATTGGGGTGCTTCACCGACAACTACTTTTTATGTTACACCATATTCTAATAGTATTAATACTCAAATAAATAGAAATTTTAGTTCAATTGGTGTTGGTAATAATATTATAGTTCCAGTACCAATTGCATATTCAAGTAATATAGCATTTCAATGGAAATTGTGTTATTTTGATGGAACTAATTATACATTAACTTCTACATCTTTAACTGGTGATGTATCATTTCCTAATATAAGAATTCCAAATTTATTACCAGTAAGTAATAATAAGGTATTTGGATATTTTACAAGAACAGACGCTTCTGATTCAAATCCTCAATTATGGGAATTACAATGGAGTGGTGGAACTAATTTCTCAATAAAAGAATTATATGTCAATACACCTTATGATGGTGGTTCTAACTCAAATGCCTTTGGTGGAAATAAAGTTCATACAAGAAATGGAACTTTAATTCCAGTTCGTGTAATATCTGATGGAAAAATGGAAGAAACATATTTTACTAATAATGGTAATAGAAGTAATTTAGATGTAAAGGGTTATACTGGAATGACATATGTAATAAATGAAACATCTACATTTAACCCCAAAAATTTTGACTATCAAAACCAAGATAGTATAATTTACGATAATAATTATTATTGTACAGTATGGAATGCCAATAATACTGATATGTTTAAAATATTTTGTTTCATCGATAATACAAATACTTAACTATAATGAATAAACTAAAAAGTACAAATTAATATATATCAGTAACCAAATTGAAACTAAAATAAATAACTCATGAAATGACAAAAGAAACCGTAAATTCATTTAAATCCAAAATTCTCTGGTTCGTAATACCATTTCTTATCACCTTTTTCACTTGGCAAGTTGTTAGTATTTACAACATTGACGCCAACATCAAGGTAATACAGAACGATGGTAATAACCGTGAAAAATTACAAGAAAAAATATATACTAATTTGAATAATAAATTAGATGTGGAAATTTATGAAGTAAGACACAATGAGGTGATAAAAGATATTGACCAACTCAAAGTTAAAGTGGATAAAATAGGAAATCGACTGAATATTAGTTA